ATGGCAAAATATAGAATCTTATACAACTATTAAAGATTCTTTTACAAGACAAGATTATGAAGAATATAGACCAGAAGAAGCAGTAGCTAGAACTCAAAAAAACATTATTAGACAATGTATGGAGGCGTATCGCCATGTAGGACTTCTTCGTAATATTATTGATTTGATGGGTGATTTTGCTTCCCAAGGTATAACATTAGTACATCCAAATCCAAACATTCAAAAATTTTATAGAGATTGGTTTTCAAAAGTTGATGGTCCAGAACGATCAGAGCGTTTTTTGAATATGTTGTATAGAAGTGGAAATGTTATTATTAAAAGAAGTGAAGCCAAAATAACTCGTAAAGTTAAAAGTGATTTGAGAGTTTATGCGAGGGAAGATGCAACTAAGCCTGAACAGAAGTTTGAAATAAAAAAGAATGTTATTCCGTGGAGATATGTTTTTCTATCTCCTTTAATGGTTGATGATTTGAGTGGTCAACTTGGTAGATTTGTTGGTAAATCAATTTATGCATTAAAAGTGCCACATTTTATTTCCATGCTTGTTAATGATAGTATGACAACAAATAATGAACAGCAAAAAATAATAGATATGTTACCACCTGATATCAAAAAAGCACTTAAGGGTGGACAAACTCACATTTTATTGGATCAAGATAATATTGTTGTTAAGTTTTATAAGAAGGATGATTGGCAGGTTTGGGCTGATCCTATGACTTATGCTATTATGGATGATTTGATTCAATTAGAGAAACTTCGTTTAGCGGATTTATCAGCATTAGATACAGTTATTTCTCAAGTTCGTTTATGGAAGTTGGGCGATCTTGACCATGAGTTATTTCCCACTGACGTTGCGGTCAATAAACTGACTGATATTTTATCAAGTAATCCTGGTGCTGGTGCGTTCGATATTATTTGGGGACCAGAACTTAGTTTTCAAGAGTCAAGCACTGAAGCACATAAGTTTTTAGGTCCAGAAAAATATGAACCTACTCTCAATAATATTTATGCTGGTTTAGGTGTACCACCAACCTTGACTGGTTCTAGTACATCATCTGGTTTTACTAATAACTTTATTTCTTTACAAACTCTGATTAAGAGATTAGAGTATGGACGATCTGTTTTAACTGAGTTTTGGAATGATGAAATATTAAGAGTACAAAAAGCGATGGACTTTAAGTTGCCTGCTCGTGTTCGTTATAATAGAATGATTTTAAATGATGAAGCTGCTGAAAAAGATCTTCTTATTAAGATGTGGGAGCGCAATCTTATTACTGATGCGACTATTTTGGAGAGATTTGGTGAAGATCCACAAATAGAACAGTTATTATCTAAGAAAGAAAATCAAGAACGCGAAAAGGGTCAAAGACAAGTGAAAACAAGTCCATATCATATTGAAGATAAAGATTTTGAACTTAAGAAGGTTGCTCTTGGTCGTGGATATCTTAAACCAAGTCAAACTGGACTTGATGTTCAAGAATCCTATAAAGAGGAGCCGTTTATTATACAATCTAAAAATAAGGGTGGCAATAAACTTCCAGATACTCCTTCTATTAAGGATAAGGGAAGACCGTTCAACTCGCGTGATAAAAAACCAAGAGACAGAACTGTTAAACCACGAGTTTCTGCTGAAAAAATAATCTGGGCAAAAAAGACTCAAGATAGAATATCAAAAGTTCTAACTCCGTTAATTTTACAATCTTTTGAAAAGAAAAGTGTAAGAGATTTATCCCAAGAACAATATTCAGTGTATGAAACTATTAAGTTTGCTGTACTTGCTAATCTAGACCCATTAGAGCACGTTGACGATAATACATTTATAGAGTTAATAAAAAATGGTGTAAGATTATCTAAGGATTTCAAAGATTTATATTCTAAATATTTGACAGATGACATGGGAATTGAGGAGAGAAGAATGTTACAAACTGTTGTGTATGCTGAACTAAAATAATATATATTTTCTTTTTTAATTATTTTTTGTGTATATCCTAATATAGAACTTAAAAGGAAATGTCTTTATGAAGATTTATGACGAAGAAAAACATCTAAATATTATCAATAAAGTTGTTGCTCATTCTCCAATTGTAATGAAAAACTCTAAGTTGTGTGTTTTTGATAAAGCAAAAGCTTCCGAAGATGATATTGATTTATATACTCTTTTTTCTATTTTAGTGTCATCTGGTTGGAATCTTAATGATGATGTTTTTGATACTCAAGAACTATGGGCTTCGCGTTCTACTCCAGTAGATAAACCTTTCAATGTTGCTCATAGCCCACGAAATATTATAGGTCATATTGTTGACTGTTATGGAGTTGATGATGATTATAAGCGTATAGAAGACGAGCCTGATGATGAAGATATGATGCATTTACTAGTCAAGGCCGTGATATACAAACACATAAAAAGTTTGGATGCTGAATTAGAAGAGGAAATGTCCAAACTTATAGAAGAAATTGAAAATGGAGAATGGTATGTATCAATGGAATGTCTTTTTCAAGATTTTGACTATGCTATAGTTCATCCTGTATATGGTAATGCATATATAAAAAGAGATGAAACTTCTGCATTTCTTACGCCACACTTGAGGTCTTATGGTGGTACTGGATACTATAATGGTTTGAAGATTGGTAGAGCGTTAAGAGGACTTACTTTTAGTGGTAATGGATTAGTTAAGAATCCAGCTAATAAGCGAAGTATTATTTTGAGTGATGTAGAATCTTTTTCCGGTTCTTATGCGTCACTTGATAAGTTATTACAGGAGAAAAAAATGCCTGAAACAAAAGATTTTGAAGCTCAATATAATGAGATTCTAGCTAAATATAATGAAGCTGTGGCTCAAGTTGAAGAGCTTCAAAAAGAAATTAGTAATTTAAAGGAGAGTCAAACAAATAAAGATTCTCTTATTGAGAACCTCCAAACTGAAAATGCGAGTCATGTTGCTAAAATTGAAGAGTTGACTAAGTCGGTCGAAACTTCAACTGCTCAAGTTGAAAAGATTGGAGTTCTTGAAGGTGAGTTAAGTGTAGCAAATGAGAAGATTTCTCAATTAGAAGTTGCTAAACTAAATGCTGATCGTATTGCATCTTTAGTTGATATTGGTGTAGATAAAGCTGAAGCAACAGAACTTGTAAAACGCTTTAATGGCGTTTCTGATGAACAATTTGTTGAGGTTGTGAAACTTCAAGAACAGATCATCAAGGCAAGTAAAGTTGAAGTGAAAACTGAAGTTGAGACTACTGAAGCAGAAGTTGAGACTGAAGATGTTGATGAAACTGGTGAAGAGGCTGTAGCTTCAACTGATATAGAAAATCCCGAAGAAGATAAAACTGATGTTGCATTGGCTACAGATGAAGGTCAGCAAGATATTATGACTAAAGTCTATAAAGATATTGCAAACTATTTCGATAATGTTTTCAAGAAATAACGGAGGTAATCAATATGGCTCTTAAAGGTAATCGTGTAGAAACAATTAGTGAAATTTCGTTCTTCATGAACGAAGTTGCAGAACGTGGTGGTATTGTTTGTATGAGTACCGCTGGTTCTGGTGCGGCACTTGATCAATCTGCCGCTTTAGTAACTTATGCTGCTGCTCCTACTTCTGGTTCGCCAAAAGCTATGGGTATGCTTATGAATGATATGGTCGATATTGATCAAACTCGCCAGCATATCAATTGGCACAAGGATGAAATGCAGAAGGGTGGTAAGGTAAGAATTTTGCGTGAAGGGTGGGCTGTAACAGATATGATCTATCCTGGTGTCACTCCTACCGCTGGTCAGATTGCTTATGTTGCTCATAGTGGATATATTAGCAATGCTAGTATTATTCCAAATGGTCAACTTGAAGTTGGTTTCTTTGATTCGGTCAAAGACGAAGATGGGTATGCTCGTGTTTATGTAAAGCTTCCCAATATTAATGCCCATGTCTAATTCATTCAAATTCTAGGAGATGATATAAATGAGTAAGATTCTTAAGCCCACCCCTGAAATGAAAGAGCTACTTGTTAAAAGTGGCAACGAAGATGAAAACATTGCATATGCTGCTCAGAAAGAGCTTGCTATTGCTCTAACTCTTCCTCTTCGCCAAGGCGTAATGTCTGGCAATAATTTTGCTGGCATTTTCGAGGAAGATCCTATTGATCCGGGTATTTCGGCAGAATATCCACTTGACTTTATTAGTCCTGGTACTGAAAAAGATTTCGTGGCATATACTATTCCAAACGCTGGATATATTCCACAGAATACAGTCGAAGGTGATTATGTAAGAGTTCCAACCTATGATATCGGAAGTTCGATTGATTGGTTGTTACGATATGCTCGTTATGCGCGATGGAATATTGCTGCTCGCGCACTTGAAGTCCTACGTTCGAGTGTTACCAAGAAGTTGAATGATGATGCATGGCACGTTCTTATTGCTTCGGCATATGATCGTAACCTTGTTGTTTATGATGGTGATGCTAATGTTGGTCAGTTTACCAAACGAGTTGTTTCGCTTGCTAAATTGATTATGAGACGAAATGGTGGTGGAAATTCCACATCAATGAATCGTGGTCAACTTACAGATATTTATATCTCGCCTGAAGGCATTGAAGATATGCGTAATTGGAATGTTGATCAGGTTGATGAAGTGACAAGACGAGAAATCTTCTTGGCACCTGATGATGGTCTTACCAATATCTATAATGTGAGATTACACGCTCTTGATGAACTTGGTGTTGGTCAGGAATATCAGAACTATTTCACATCAACACTTTCTGGCAATCTAGCATCTGGCGATGTTGAGCTTGCCATTGGTCTTGATTTATCTAAGAATGATGCATTCATTATGCCAATTGATGAACCCTTGAAGATTTTCCCTGATCCTGTTC